GTGGAAATCTAAACAAGATTACTTAGTAAAACATGTTGATGAGTTAAGGTCAGATATGACAGATCTTAAAAAAGCTGTTTTCCAAGCTAAGTGGATGCTTGTGGGTGCTTTAACTGTTATTGCTGTTTCTAATACAGGAGCGATAACAGAATTATTATCGATGTTAAAGTAAATGATATCTAGAGCTTCAATGAAAAGTCAAATGAAAGGAAACAAAATGGCATTACCAAAACCAAGACCAAAGAATCTTAAAAAGAAGAAAATTGGTGACGATTTAGTTGCTGGAATTAAAAGTTTTTTTACCGGTTCTAAGAAAAAAGTTCCTGAAAATAAAAAGAGTCCGATTAGAAAATTAGCTGATGCCAAAAAAACTAAGAAGGATACTTTAATTAAATCCCAAAAAGAATCTACAAAATTTATAGGCAAGAAAGCAAATGCTACTGTAGATCCTAGAATAGTTAAAAAGGCAAAGCCTAAAAAGGGGCCAATAGTTACAAAAGAGCAGTTAAAGAAATCAGGTTTAAGTCTTCGTGATTATATGAACTTTCAACAAGGCAAGACAAGAAAGAAAGGCCCTGTAGTTCCTAAGAGAGTTGCTCCATCAGCAGGCGCTGGTAATGTTAAAACAGGTGATAAAAGACGTAATGTTCCTATAAAAAAACGCTATGGCGGATCTATGAAAGGCAAAAAATAACATGAAAAAGAAACCTGTTCAAAAAAAGAATATAGGTAAAATGTTAGAAACCTTTTCTCCAGCTTACAGTATCATGAAGGGCAAAGGCCCAATGAGTAAATTAGCATCTGCTTTAGGAAAGACAGGTCTTAGTCCTATAGGTTCTTTGGCAATGGACAAAAGAGAAGAGGCAAAGAAAAGAGCAATGGCTATGCAGGGCGCAAACCAAATGACACCACTGGCATCCAATAAAATGACAGAGATGCAAAGATTGTTTGCTGGGGGACCCGTTAAAAGAAAAAGAGCTATAGATGGGTGCGCCATGAAAGGAAAGACTAGGGCAAAATAATGATCGATATTGTTTGCCCAAAATGCAAAACTGCCTTAGATGAAAAAGCTGAAAATTCTACAACTTGTAAAGCTTGTGCAATGATTATTACAGATCATGTATGGGAAAGCAAATTTGGTTATGAGTGGGTTAAGGAATTAGAGGAATTGCAAAATGCCCAATCGTAACTATCGTGGCGAGTACGATAACTACCATAAAAAGAAAGAGCAAAAGAAAAGAAGAGCAAGCAGAAACACAGCTAGATCAACTATGAAAACTGCTGGTAAGGTAAAAAAGGGTGATGGTAAAGATGTTGCTCATAAGAACGGTAATCCTAAAGACAACAAAATAAAAAATCTTTCAGTAAAGCCTAAGTCAGTTAACAGATCCTTTCCAAGAACAAGTAAGGCTAAAAAGGTAAGTAGGAGATCCTGATGAAAGTTACAAGATTAAATAGTGGTGGCTTTTTAACATCTGGTAGTGATGCAGGTGATTTAGCCATACTTCGTAAAGCTAAAAATATAGATGATGGCTCTGGTATGAAAGCAGGCGGCAGAGTCAAAAAGAAAAGTAAAGTTAATGAGGCAGGTAACTACACCAAGCCGGGACTTAGAAAAAGCATATTTAATAGAATTAAAGCAGGCGGTAAGGGCGGAAGACCCGGTCAATGGTCTGCTCGTAAAGCACAAATGATGGCTAAAGCCTACAAGAAAGCAGGTGGCGGCTATAAATAAAAGGAATGATTTATGGTTGTCGCAGAAATATTAACTGGCATCGCATTAGTACAGAAAAGCGTAGACTTTATAAAAAGTAATATCGGTACAGTTAATGATATAAAAGATATAGCTAAACAAATTGACGGGTTCTTTCTTGGCGAAGAACAAATGAATAAGGGTCAAGGAAAAGGACTTTCATTAAAAGAACAATTTGGCTCCGTAGAATCAAGTGCAGAAGATTTTATTAATCGTAAACTTTTAGAAGAACAAAGAAACGAATTAAAACAATTAATTAATCTTAGGTTTGGACCTACTGCATGGGATTCAATAATAGCTGAAAGAGCCGAAAGAATAAACCAAGCTAAAGAAGCTCATAAACAAGCAAAAGCAAAAGCAAAAAAAGAAAGAGAAGAAATATTAGAGGTTGTTAAATGGGTTGGATATGGGTTTATTATAATTGGTTTAGTGATAGCAATGCTGGTTGTAGGTGTAAAAGTATTTGCAAAAGATTACACAAGAGATCAAAAAATAAGAAATGGTACTCTTTCTTTACCTAAAATGACCACTTGCAGGTTAAAAAAACAAAAAGTATTTAAAGATAAAATGGCTTGCATTTATGTTGGTGCACAAAAGACATACGAATTAGAGTTCACTGATATTCATGTAGGATGCCCACGCAATTATCAATGTGTCTTTAATCCTAATGGTCAAGAGCCTTCAATAGACAAAGTAATGGAAAGCTTAAGGAGCATTGCTAAATGAGTCCGTGTATTGGTGTTTGTAAGTTAGATGATAATAAAACTTGTATTGGTTGTAAAAGAACAATAGAGGAGATTAAAACCGCTTATGAAAAAATTACAAAAAAATAGTATATATGAAGAATATGATGAAGATGGTGATGGCATTGTAACAGATGAAGAGCTATCTCATGTTAAAGAAATCAAAAAGACAGAAGACGAGTTAAGAAAACATTTAGCTCAACTTAGAATGGCTAGATATACTTTAATATCTATGGGTATATTTACAGTTGCTATGTTTTTCGTAGACTTGGAAAGAGTTAAGGCTTTATCTGATATAAGTAATTTGTTTTATTTGTCTGGTGCTGGTATAGTGGGAGCATACATGGGTACAACGGCATGGATGAGTAGAAAGTAATGTCTGGTTTAAAAAAATCACAGAGGTCACTTCGTGCATGGACAAAACAAAAATGGCGAACCAAGAGTGGCAAACCTAGTACACAAGGGCCAAAAGCAACCGGTGAGCGTTACTTACCTGCGAAAGCAATTAAAGCTCTATCGCCCTCTGAATACGCAGCCTCTACGGCTCTTAAACGAAAAGCAATTAGAGCAGGTAAACAAGTGGCTAAACAACCCAAGAAGGTTGCACGAAAGACGAAAAATTATAGAAAGGTCACATAAATGGCAGTAGTAGTACCAGACATACCTGATTTGTTTGAGGAAGCTTACCAAAGAGCAGGATTAGAGCTTAGAACTGGTAATGATTTAAGAAACGCAAGACGCAGCTTTAATATATTAACTATGGAATGGCAGAACAGAGGCCTAAACCTTTGGACTATAGAGGCAGGTACTCAAGCATTAACATCTGGTACAGCAACATATACATTGCCAACAGATACAGTTGATTTGGTTGAGCATCAAATAAGAACTGGCACAGGGGTCAATCAAGTTGATACCAATCTAACAAGGGTTAGCGTTTCAACATATGCACAACAATCTGCCAAAAATTCCACAGGAAAACCCACACAAATATTTATACAAAGACTAGCAGGATCAACAACTGCTACATTATGGCCTGTTCCAGACAGTTCTGATACATATACTTTATCTTATTATAGGATAGCAGGGATAGACGGCATATCATCTGGTATAGATGGAACAACAACATCATTTGTGCCACCTAGATTTGTGCCTTGTCTTGTTTCTGGTTTAGCTTATTACATAGCTATGAAAAGACCAGAAGTTGCAAATAGAGTTGTACCCCTTAAACAGGAATATGAATTCCAGTTTGAACTAGCAGCAGGGGAAGACACAGAAAGTGCATCTGCTAGATTTGTACCTTATGACACATTTTATGGAGCTTAGTTATGTCTAAAGTTAAAGATGGAAGAATAATTAAAGAAAAAACTAATTTTTTAGGTGGCAAGAAACAGTTTAAAACAACTACAAATCCTAAGGCTACAAACAAAACTACAAAACAACAAAGAAGTGAATTAATTAAAAGACGAGAAGATAGGCTTAAGTCTGATGCTAAAAAGCAAGGCCTTTCTGTTGAAGAGTTAAAGAAAAAAAGATCAGATACTTATTCTACAGTTTTATCTCCTTTAACTATGTTGCCTGTTGGTAGGGCGCTTAATCTTGCTGGTAAAACGGGTTCTAAAATTAGTAAATTTTTAAAGGGTGGTGATAAAACAAATAAAATTACGAAACCTAATAAAAATACAAAATTATCAAAAACAACACCTAATAAAACTACTAAAAACAATAGAAAAAACATTACCAAAACTACTAAAAACAATAGGAAAAACACTACTAAAACACCAACACCAACAGGAGCAAAAAAACCTGTTCAAGGACCGTTTCCCAAAGTTTATAATAGACCGGCTGGTCCAAAGCCAAAAACATCTACAAGAGTTGGAAATTTTATAAAAAGAAATAAAAAACCTATTGGTGTAGGTTTGGGTTCTGCGATTGTTGGTTCAACTCTTCTTTCAGGAGGAAAGCCTAAAGGACAAGATAAAAAAATTGAAACACCTATAAAAAAACCAAATATTAACAAAACAAAAAAGTTTGCTACACCTAATGTTAAAAAAGAGACCCTTAAAAAAATGGGACCAACAAAAGACTATACAGGTAAGTTTGTTAATGAAAAGGGTGAGGTTGCTTACGATAGCATAGGTGATTTTTTTAAAAATATAACTGGTACAGCTAAGAAAAGAGTTAGACCAGAAAACAGAAAAAGAATTCAATCTGAAACTAAAGGGGCAACAAAAGGTATAGGATTTTCTGGTAAGTCAGTTGGTAATCCATTTAAATTTAATAAGGGAGGTCCTTTAAAACCCGTACCTACAGAAAACAAAGGATTAGGAAATTTACCACAACCTGTAAGAAATAAAATGGGATACATGAAAAAAGGTGGTCTTGTTAAAATGCGTGGTGGCGGTATAGCAAGAAAAGGTATGAATTTTAATAGAGGCTATTAATTGTCGCAACTGATATGCAACCTGCCTGCAATTCATGTTTGGGTTCGCAAAGAATACTTGAGAGACCATCAAGATGGTCATGGAGAATTTGTAAAGGGTGTATGGATATCTTGTAAATCTATGCCGGGTAGAGCTTTTTATTTTGAAACATACCTACCCGATTACGGGGCAATGTTTGATAAACTGCCAATAAGTGCGTTTACATCGATAGAAAAAACACCACAGCCAGATTTAAATTTGCCTAATTTACAATTTTGGAATTGTATGGATTACGGCGTTGTTGCCATAGAAAAACAGTTTATTGCTTCTATGGTATTTGAGGTACTTACAAGAGACGAAGGCTCTTTTAAAGGGAAGTATATAGCAACTATAGACAATTATCATTCAGATATTAATTCCATTGATTACAGCACAGCAGAAACTCCTGCAGAACATAAGTCGCATAACCTTATAGAACTTGAAAACGGACAGTTTGGTTTATATCCAAATAATAGAATGAGGATATATGATAATAGTTTAACGCCAGACAAGCCCTTGATGCCTGACTTCAAAGTGAGTACAATAGAATACGAAGTAGAAAATACAGATAATTTATCAAGATATGGCGATAGCGATGATTATTATTATAAAAGCAAGGATGAAAAATAATGGCATATAGCAGTGGTAAGTATGCTTATGGCATTTGTGACAGAACTGGATTTAGATA